ACAGAAGTTATCCGAAGAATTAGGACCTAAACTTACTCCTATCTTCCAGGCGCTTACAGGTTACATAACAGAGTATGTAATTCCAGCGTTTAAGGCAACCTGGGCATTTATTACAGAGTATGTGATTCCAGCCATTAGTAGTTTCTTAACTCCAGTTATCAACGGTTTACGAAAAGCTTTTGAGGCTGTGGCTGCAAAAATCAAAGAAAATGAGGACAAACTAGCACCTCTACTAACTTTATTTAAGGCCATTGCAACATTCGCAAGAGACGTTTTAGCCCCAGTTATAGGTACAGTATTAGGTGCGGCCTTTAAAACCGTAGGAGCAGCTATAAGCGTAGTTATTGATCTATTCGCTAACCTGGTAGACGTAGTAGTTAAAACCTTTAATGCAATTAAGGCGATGGTTAATTTCGTAAAAAATAACCCAGTAACTCAAGCTCTCGGCGGCGTATTCGATAACGTTTTCGGCGGCGGTCGCGCTAACGGTGGACCAGTCAGAGGCGGAACTTCGTATATCGTCGGAGAGCGCGGACCTGAGTTATTCGTACCTAATACTAACGGTCTTATTATTCCTAACGGGAAGGGCTTAACAGTCCCTACAGCTTCTAGCCAGGGATCGACCATAAACATAACCGTAAATGGCGCGATTGACGGCGAGTCAACAGCCCGCCAGATTATTACCTTGCTAAACAATTCCTCAGCTCGCGGAACGCTAGGAAGTCTAGCCCTAACATGACCGCATGGACTCCAGAGTATCTAGTTAAAATTAATGGGACCGTAGTAACAGAGGTAACCCTGGCTAACCTTACGATTACTTCTGGCCGTACCGATATCTATTCACAGCCAGTCGCGGGTTATTGCCAGGTTCAGTTAATTAACTTTAATAACCAGTCTTACCCGTTTAACGTAGGAACTGGTCTTACAATCGAAGTAAAAGATTCTAGCGGTACTTTTCTTCCAATCTTCGGCGGATATATTACCGATTACGCCACAGCTGTTAATAACGCTGGGGCACTAGGATCGACCACCCTTTTAACGATCGTGGCCTTAGGAGCGCTATCGAAACTACCTAAAATTATCGACCCTGGAGTTTTATCTAAAGACTATGACGGCGACCAAATTTATACACTCCTTAGCGGATACCTTTTAGGCCAATGGAACGAAGTCCCAGCGGCCGAAACATGGGCAACCTATAACCCTACCGAAACGTGGGCTAATGCCGTAAATATCGGACTAGGTGAAATCGACAGGCCAGGCGACTATGAAATGATCGCTAGAAGCGCAAGCTCAACCGATCTTTATAGCCTGGTTAACCAGATCGCTACTTCAGCTTTAGGTTACATTTACGAAAATGCTAATGGCAACATAGGATACGCAGATAGCACCCACAGACAAGATTACCTAGCCAATAACGGCTACGTCGAACTAGACGCAGGACAGGCCCTAGCTAGTGGAATTTCCACTACTGTTAAATCTGGCGATATCCGAAACAAGTACACGATCGGGTATGGCGGCGGTAATAATACTTACACAGCCGAAGACCTAGAAAGTCAGTCCCTATTCGGCCTACAGGCTCAAAGTTTCACTTCTAATATTGATAAGCAATCAGACGCCAAACTCGTAGGAGATCGTTATATAGCCCTTCGATCTTTTCCTTCGGCTAAATTCGAGTCGATTACTTTTCCGCTAGGAAACCCAGAAATAGACGATACAGACCGAGACGCCCTTCTAAACGTATTTATGGGCATGCCAGTCTGGATACAGAATTTACCTACTAATATCAATGACGGCAGCTTCCAGGGCTATATCGAGGGCTGGACCTTCCGAGCCTCATTTAATGATCTTTCGTTAACGTTTAACGCGTCTCCCGTAAACTTCTCGCAAGTTGCGGTAAAATGGGAACAAGTAAACGCCGCCGAAACATGGAATACAATTAGTTCTAGCCTAACCTGGCTTGACGCGATAGGAGTAGTAGCGTAATGGCAACCACGACAACCAATTTTGGCTGGGACATTCCCCAGTCTACAGACCTGGTAAAGGATGGCGCGACCGCTATCGCTGCACTAGGACAAGATATCGACACAGCTTTAGTCGATCTAAAAGGCGGAACTACTGGCCAGGTCTTAGCTAAAGCTTCTGGAACAGATTTAGATTTCTCATGGGTCGCCCAGGATGATTCTAACGCCATTCAGAACGCAATCGTAGACGCTAAGGGTGATCTTATTGCGGCAACAGCGGCAGACACGCCAGCCCGTCTCGCTGTAGGTACTAATGGTCAAGTATTAACGGCAGACTCAACAGCTGCGACTGGTCTCAAATGGGCGACAGCGAGCAGCGGCGGAATAGTCTTGATCGCTAACACACCATTTACATCATCAACGGCTGTAAACATTGATAGCGTATTTAGTTCTACTTATAAAAATTATAGAATCGTAATTAATTTAACAGGTTCAGTAAATGAAGATTTAAGAATGAGACTTAGATCAGGCGGTACTACTTACACTGGATCAACTTACGAGCAACGCGGATATAACTCGGGCGGCTCTCTAACAAATATAACGAACAATACTCAAGCCCAATGGTTTTTAGGTAGTGCTTATAAAAGTCGCGCAGGCGTAGTTATTGATATTTATAATCCTTTTCCTACTAGTTACACAGGCATGACCAGTCAAAGCGTATGCCTATCGAGTGGCGAGTCAGCGACTGGTAATGCTACCCATTCCTGGATTGATACCTCTAGAAGCGATGATGGTTTTACTATTTACGGTTCTACTGGTGGTTCATTAACTGGAACAATTCTTACTTACGGTTATAAGGAGTAAAAAAAATGAAAATAACAGAATTTAACGCGGCAACTGGTGAAATTATCGAACGCAAACCAAGTAAAGCCGAACTAGAACAAATAGAAACCGACTTAAAAAATCAAGCCATCAAAGACGCAGAAGAAGCCGCAAAGGCAGATATAAAAGCGGCGTTACTAGAACGTTTAGGTATTACAGAAGATGAGGCTAACCTTCTTCTCTCATGAAACCCAAACTAAGTCATGCCGCTATTCAGCTTCGCGAACAGATCGACGATTCATTTATGGATCGCGATAGGTCAAGCGATGGCTGGCTAGGCGACGCTCGGCACAGCGCGAGAAAGTCGGACCATAACCCCGACGCGGACGGATGGGTTAGAGCCCTGGACATAGATCGAGACCTTATGGGTAAAAAGGGTAAACCCGATCTAATGCCAGACCTAGCCGATCAGATTCGTTTAGCCGCTAAGCGCGGCGAGAAGCGTATAGCTTACATAATTTTCGATGGCAAAATCGCAAGCTCACGCGCTCGGTGGTCCTGGCGTCGATACGACGGCATTAATAAACACGTTAAACATATGCACATTTCGTTTAACACTTCGGGAGATACAGATAGAAGTTTCTTTAATATTCCAATGTTAGGTGGCAAATAATGAACATGAAACACCCAGTAGTAGTAGCCGTAGGCGCTTTTCTAGCCGTATGGGGAACTACCTCTAATTTCGCCTTGGACTATCGTTCGATCCTAGGCTCGATCGTCGCTGGCGTCTTCGGTTACGCCTCTCCTAAAAAGTAATGAGCGCGGTAGATATCTCAGCCATAGCCGTAGGCATAATTACGGTTTTAGGTGGAGTGGCTGCGTTTCTACAGTTCTTAGTTAAGCATTACCTTTCAGAGCTTAAGCCTAATTCTGGTTCGAGCCTTCGCGACTCAGTAAATCGTTTGGAGACACGCGTAGACAAAATCTACGAAATGTTACTAAATAAGGGAGAATAAAACTATGGCTAAAAAAAGAGTTATCGACCTCGATACCTATAACGCTTTAGACGCGTGGGCTATAGCACTTCATGAAATGTATAGAGCCTTGCGTAGAGCAGGTTTCGCCGTCGATTTATGTCTGGCCATTATTAGCGATCGAGACGCCTATCCAGACTGGATACTTCCCGAAATTCCAGACCGAGTAGATCGTTTACCCTACGAGGACGAAGATGAGGACTAATGAAAAGAACGGTAGTTTTACCCGATCTCCAATGCCCCTACGAAGACTCACATCTTGTTAACAATCTCGCGATATTTATTAAGGCATTTCGCCCCGATGCTGTCTGCACTATCGGAGATGAAATCGACCTACCCCAGATTAGCCGATGGACCGAAAATACCCCAGGATGGTACGAGCAAACCCTAGCTAGTGATCGCGACCATACGGTCGAGGTATTATGGAAACTTACAGAGCATGTTAAAGAGGCTCACATGATCCGTTCTAACCACACGGATCGACTTTATAACGTCATTATGAAGAAAATCCCAGCGTTTCTATCGCTGCCAGAACTTAAGTTCGAGAAGTTCTTAAAACTGGATGAGCTAGGGATAACCTTCCATAAAGAGCCATTCCACATAGCTAAAGGTTGGATCGCTATTCATGGCGACCTGGGAGCGCTTAACCCTAACCCTGGAATGAGCGCCCTCAATCAAGCTCGCAGACATGGCCTAAACGTCATTATGGGGCACACTCACAGAGCGGGCCAGAGTGCCTATTCTGAGGCTTCTAACGGCCGTCTAGGGCGCGTTCTTCGCGGTGTCGAAGTGGGACACGCAATGGCCTTAAAATCGGCTAAATACGTCTCTACGCCTAACTGGCAACAGGCTTTTGCTATCGTTACCGAGCATAATAAGAATGTCCAGGTAGACCTAGTTTATATCGAAAAGGACGGGACTTTTCTAGTTCATGGCCGCCGTTATGGACGACCTCGATAACGAGCTAGATCGGTCGATAGACGATCACATAGACGAGGCGGAATTGTTACCATTTCGTTATCTAAATTTACTAGGTCAAGCCTAAAAGTCATGAGATGGTTATTCCAGTAAGTAAAGAGCTTACTAAAGGGAGAAAAAATGTTCGATCCATCATTCGGAGACCTGGTAGTTATGGTCATTTTATCCGCGCTATATTTCCACCTGGGCCGCATAGTGGGCCTTCGAGTGGGATACATAAAAGGCCGTAAAGCGGTTCGCGCCTACTACGAAAAAGTAGAAAGGGTTAAAGTGTGAGAGCTAGTGAAGTTTTATTATCTGCCACCGATATTATCGGAGACCGAGGACGAGTTTACGGTCACCCTCGTATTAATCAGACAAGAATTGCGCTACGACTCCAGCAAATGCTGGAAATTCCGATATCAGACTATCAAGCGTGTCTGGCGATGGTCGAAGTCAAGCTCGCAAGACTCCAGGAAACGCCAAACCATATCGACAGTTATGTAGACGCTTGCGCTTACCTAGCGCTGGCTTGCGAGTTATCAACCGAGGAAGACGAAGGGGAGTATTATGTTTAAATGGGATGAGTTAGAAGATTTAAAAAAGGCTGCACTAGATCGAGACGCATTTACCGAGGTAGTTATCTATCAAAATGAGCAGATGCTAAGGGAACTAAAATCTATGGCCTGGCGGCTAAAGGAGTTAAACGAGAAGAATGTTTAACCTAGAAGATTACGAGACAGTAGAAGA